GTGTCGACGATCTCGCCGACGAGGCCGCGCTTGGCCTGAGTCAGCAGCGTATCGAGGGCCTCGGTAGGGGTACGGGCGAAGTGCTCGTCGCGGCCGATGCGGACCTTCCAGCGGGACATCACACCCCCTCGGCGGCGCGCGCCGCCTTGTCGGCTTCAGCGTAGCTGAGCAGCGCGCCCGAGACGTCGCAGCGGTACGCGATGCGCGTCGCGTCGCTCTCGTGGGTGCGCCGTGCGGCTTCGGCGAGGATCGAGCGCACCTCGTCTTCGGTGATCTTGAATCGCTTCGCGTGAGCCGCGACGACGCGGTTCTTGAGGTGCTGGTACGCGGCCGGGTGAGGCTCGCGGCCGAGCGCGTCCCACGCGATCGAGCGCGCGAGGTCGGCCGGGCCGCTCCCGAACAACTGAGCGGTTAACTTCATGTTGCCCCCTGCGAGGCCAGCGCGAGGCGGCCTCGAATGACGGTCCACGCGACAGGCGCGAGCCAGTGAGAATCGACGCCGACGTCGTAGCCGATGACGCCGGGAGGAAGCGGCAGGGTCTCGCGATGCGAGTCGCCCGCGAGCGGATCGTCGATCCGGTGCGTGTGCCCGTGAAGGGTCCAGCGCACGCCGTTCGGGACCGACGACGGGAAGTGCCGGACCCATAGCGGCGGATGATCGTCGTCGAGGAAGAGGCGAGCGCCTTTCGCCGGCAGCGTAGCCGGGAACAGGACGCGGATCGCCTTGCGATCGTGGTTGCCGGGCACGAGCACGATGTTCCCGGTCAGCTGAGACAGGATCTCCTCAGCCCGATCGGCCGGGTGAAGCGAGAAGTCACCGAGGTGGTAGACGATCGCGCCGCGAGGCACGACGCGCCGCCAGCGGGCGATCATCTCGGCGTCCATCGCCTCGACCGAGTCGAAGCCGCGCATCCTCGTGACGTGCAGGTGGCCGAAGTGGGTGTCGGAGGTAAAGAAGACCGGCGCGCCCATGGGCGCTCCCTTGCGGTAAACCCGTTTGGCTCCCGGGCCCCGGCACCTTGCCGGGAACCCGGGAGCCCACGGAGGGGGAAGCGGGAGATGAAACCGCTTCCCCTTAGAGCGTGATCGTCTCGACGGGAACCATGCGGCCGTCTTCGCCCGCAAGCTCCAGCGCCGGGACTTCGAGGATCATGCACGAGCCGGTGATCTTGCCGCTCACCTCGCGCTCCGTCTTGGCGACGAGCTTCGCGACGGCGGCCTTGGCGCGCGCTGCGATCGCGGCCTGCTCGGGAGTCTCTTCGCGATCCATGATCGCGACGGCTTCCTCGACCAGCGTCTCTACCGTGACGCCGTTGAGCTTCGAGAGCGCGAGCGAGAAGAGGGTCTGCCACGGAACGGACGCCGTGACGTGCTGCTTGAAGGGCTCACCCACCTTGTAGTCGAAGGCGATCGAGAGCGTCGCCTTGCCGCGGTAAGTACCGGGCTCGGCGCGAACCACCGGGGCCTTCGAGACTGCAGTCGAGATGATCTGTTCGATCGTAGACATGGTGTTCTCCGTGTTAGTTGAGGACGCAGGAGCCGTCGCAGTAGTCGCAAATCTCACCGCGCTTGCTAGCCGCGAGGAGCGTATCTAGGCAGGGCTCACAGAAGAGGCCCGCGTCGATCTCGCGCGGGCAGCTGCGGCACGTCGTCGTGTAGAGCGACTCGGTTGCATCCTCGTCGGCCTCGCGCTGGGCCGCGTCGATCTCGCGGCGAGTAGTGGCGGCCGGCTTGCGACCGCGCTGCGTCTTCTCGATCCAGTAGGGCTTCATCTCTCGATCCTCCGCGTGTCGGGTGTCCGGACTTCGGACATCGTACGATACCTAGTGCGACTCGTCAACCCCCTAGATTCGGCTTGTCGAGCCCGTTCTTGGGGGTCTAGCGGGTTCGCTCCCAGGCGGGTCGTGTCTGTTGTATCGGTCGAGCCCGTTTCCGCGCCTTCCGGGCACGCGGCTCGCGCGGCTTGACCGTCTCGCCGGGCGGGCGAGCGGGCCCAATCGGGTGCTCTTTCCGAACGCGCGTTGCGAGGTAGTCTGCGGCGCGCTCTTCGAGTTGACGGATGCGCTCGCGCGAGAGGCCGAGGCTCGCGCCGATCTCTTCAAGCGTCGCGTCGCTCGCGCGCTTGAGCATGATCTCGCGATCGCGCGCGCTGAGCCACGAGGCGATCGCGCGACCCGCGAGGGTGTCGTCGAGTCGGGTAGTCGGGTCGTGCTTGAACGTCGCGGGGCTAGTCATCGTCCGGCTCGTAGGTGACGGCGGACGCGGTCACCCGGATGCCGAGCGACTTCGCCTGCTCGACCGCGCCCTTTATCATCTTCTCGCCCTCGGAGCCCGGCATAGCGATGATCTGCCGGTCGCCCGTGCGCGGCACGACGGCAACCGCGAGCCCGGTCTTCTGAGCGATATCACGCGCAGCCGCGAGGGCGTCGCCGTCGATCGCCCAGCACCGGACTTGAGCGATCGGCGGCTTCATGCTCGGCGCGATCATGACGAAGCCGACGCGGTCGGGCCGCTGATCGTCGCGCCCGAAGCCGGCGAGCCACCCGCACCGAAACCCCGCGCACGCGGCCGGGCGGCTCTCGTAGATCGAGCACGCGCCGGCCGCGCCGCGAGGCTTCGCGATGCGCGGGCACTTCTGAAACGCCGGCTTCTGGATCTCCTCGACACCGAGGAGCCGGCAGCATAGGTCGCACGTTCCGCAGCGTCGCTTGCTATCCACGTGCCGTCTCCGCTGCGCTCGGCGAGAGCGCCTCGAAGGTCTCGCGGTCGATAAAGGCGTTGCGCTTCCGGGTGATCTGCTGCGACAGCTCGGGCGGGCGGATTACCCGCTCGATCCACTCCTGAGTCACGACGAGGTAGCGCCCGGTCGGGTAGGCACCCGCGCCCATCTCAACCTGCCCTTCGTGGATCGGATCGGGCGACGCTTCGATCAGTAGGATTCCCTGTGCGAAGCGCTTCTTACACTTCGCGCAGGGGTCGTAGCTGACCGTCATGCGGCGCGGCGCTTCCTTGTCGCCCGGCAGCTGGCCGACCAGCAGCACCGTGCCGTCTTCCTCGCCGCACCAGAAACAGACCCCGAGGCTCGGGTTCATCCCGTGCTTCTCGCTCAGACGAATCCGCTTGGACATGGACTTCCCTCCGGTCATGCGGCGTCGTCGTCGGCCTGCTTGAGCCGATGCGCTTCGCCGAGTCGCTTGGCGTGCGCGAGCGCGAGTGACCGCACCGCGTCGAAGCTCAGGGGCACGAGCAGCGAAGCGGTCTGGTCTGGGCGCAGGAATCGCCGTGCGACGTCGTTCGCCGCGCTCGTGATCTCGCGTTTAGGGATGCGCGTCCGCTCGGAGCGACCCCACTGGACTTCGAGGGCCTGCGCGATGCAGTCGCCGAAACTCTCGACCGCGGCGTCTTCCGCCTCGATCCCTGCGCTCGCGATCGCGTCGCGTACCCGCTGGCCGGAGCGCGCGACATTCGCCGCGTTCATCGCCTTGCGAATGGCGATCACGACCGCCAGCTTGGAAACGGTCGACGTCGTCTCGCGGTCGAGCATGGCGTGGGGCGAGGTAGTCCGGGTTCGGCGTGTCATCGCGGTCCTTTGAGCGGGCGCTTGCAGGTCGGGCACCTCACGGCGCGACCGGAGCGGCGACCGGCCGGGGGCCGCAGTCGCCGCAGAGCGTCTTCGTAAAGGACGTCGGCTCGCCGCAGCGGTGGCACGAGCCGTCCGCCGGCCGAACGCGAGGCGGCGGCGGCGCAGCCGGCTGCTCGATCTGAGAGGGCTGCGCCGGGCTCGTCGTCGAGCCGGGGCGGCGCAGGATCGCGTGCGAGGCGCTCTGGCGCGTGCGGTAGAGCCCGAGGCTCAGGCCGTCGCGGAGCAGAGGCCGCCAGTAGCGGTCGGCGCGGATCACGTAGCCGATCATCACCCCGAGGTGAAAGACGCGGTACCCTGTACGCGCCATCACCGTGCGCCCACCCGGGAGCGTGCGGTTGAATCGGATGATGCGGAAGCGGAACATCTTTGTTTCCTCCGTGGTCGGTTGATCCGACGTAGGACATCGTACTACCCATAACAGGGACGTCAAGGGGAATCTGTGGCCGCGGAAAACGCGAGCCAATACGGGAGGTTGCGATGGTTGCGGTAGCGCCCGGAAACATCGCCCCGGCAGGCGGGCCTGGGAAGGTCAAGCTCGGCGAGGCGGCGCGCGAGCGTCTCGCCGCCTTCGAGCAGGATGCTGAGGCGCGCGCGATCGAGGCTGACGTCGCGTGGCTCCGCGAAGCGTCGACACACCTTAGTGTCATCGCTCGTATCGGCGCGGCGTTCCACGACTATGCCGATTATCGTCGCTGAAGCTCAGGCCGAGGTCGAGCAGATCGCGGTACGCCGCGGCACCGACCTTGCGCGCTTCGCGGCCGGGCTTTCGCGGCGTGCAGCCGCGGAGCTTGCTCGCGCGTTCAGAGGCGTGCTCACCGATCAGATCGTATCCGCGCTTGCTCGTGTCGCGGCGCGCGGCCCCGAGGTCGGGCCGCACTCCCGTATCGGGCTCCGCGAGCGGCTCTCTGCCTTCGATCGCCGGCTCGCCGCCGTGCTCGATCGCGTCTCGCTCACGACGCGCGAGGAGCTTCGCGCGCTTGCCACGGAAGAGGGGCAGCACGAGGCGCTCGTGCTCGGGGCCGTGCTCGACACCGCGCTCGTCGTGCCGGGCGTGCGCGACCTTCAGCGGGTAGTCGGCTCAGCGACGTGGATGGGCGGCCGGCTCTCCGATCACCTACGCGACTGGACGATCAACGTGCGCCGCGGCGTGCGTCGGGAGATCATGACCGGGCTCGCCTCGGGAGCCTCAGCCGACGCGATTGCTCAGCGCATCACCGGCACGCGCACGATCCGCGGGCTCTTCGACCGTGCGCTCGAATCCTTCACGACCCGCGTAGCGAGCGCGGCTCACGCCGTCGCGAACCTCGCCCGCGGCCTCGTCTACGAGCAGAATCCCGAGGTGATTCGGCGTGTTATGTGGATCGCGACGCTCGACGGTCGCACCTGCCCGCGCTGCGCGGTGCTTCACGGCCGGGTCTTCGTCGCCCGCGAGGCGCGCCGGCCGCCGCTTCACCCTAACTGCCGGTGCATCCTCGCGCCCGTCGTCGCCGCCGGCACGCCCGGAGCTTCGGTCCCGGTCGACTTCGATGCGTGGCTCGGCGAGCAGCCGGCGGCGGTGCAGAATGAGATGCTCGGCCGCTCGCGTGCTGAGATGTTCCGCGGCGGCGAGCGCCTCTCGCGCTTCGTCGCCGGCAACCGCACACTGACCCTCGAAGAGCTTCGCTCGCGCCGGGTCGGCTCGTGAGGTTCCCGACGTACGAGGAATCCGTCTGGTTCGCGATCCTCGAAGTCGCCCGCGACGGCGGCGGGACCGTGAGCCTACACAAGCCCGATTGCAACGAAATCGGTACGGATACCGATACGAGCTGTCTCTGCGGAGTCGAGGTGCTCCGCGTCGATCCGGTAGCGCAGGTTGCGCTCGCCGCTTGAACCAAGGTCGAGCCGTGATGCGGCGTCGACCCGCGCACCGCGATGCGGAGCGCGAGAGAAGGAACCCACGATGGCCCTCAAGCCCTACTACACGAACGAATCCGAGATTCCCGCCGCGCTGCGCAGCGAGTACGCAGCCGAGCCCGTCGAGGTGAAGCTCGACGACAAGACGGTGAAGGTGTTCCCCATCCTGATCGATTCCAACTTCGACGGCTGGTCCGTCGAGAATGTGAAGGGCCTCAAGTCGGCCCTCTCCCGGCAGACCGAGGAAAACCGCAAGCTCAAGGAGTCGACGCAGACCGTCACCGCCGAGGTCGAGACGCTGCGCGCGAAGGTCGCCGAGTTGTCGGCGATCGACCCCGAGAGGGAAGCAGACCGGCTCGCCGAGGAGAAGGCGAAGGCCCGGATCGAGGCCCTCAAGACGCAGCACGCCAAGGAAAAGGGCGACGTCGAGGGCACCGTCAAGACGCTGGAGGGCGAGGTCTACACGCTGCTCGTCGACAACACGAGCACGCGCGAGTTGACCGAGGCCGGCGTGCTGCCCCGGATGCTCCCGCTCATGCTCGACCACGTCCACAAGGTGACCCGCGTCCGCAAGAACGACGCCGGCAAGCGCGTGGTCGAGGTGCTCGACGATGCCGGGAACCCGCGCATCAAGGACGGGCAGGCGACCCCCTTCACCCTCAAGGATCTCGTCGTCGAGCTTCGCGAGCAGATCCCCGAGGCGTTCAAGGGGACCGGCAAGAGCGGCAGCGGCACGCAGCAGAACAACCAGAACAGCAGCGGTGGCGGCGGTAAGCTCGCGCCCGAGCAGGTCGCCGGCATGAGCATGTCGGAGTACCGGAAGGCACGCGCGGAAGGCCGGATCGGCTAGCCCGCGCGAACCAGCGCACCTCCCGCGATGCGGGTCGGTTGCGAGTCAGCTAACAACCAACCAACAGGGCGGCGCTTCGCGTGCTAGCCCAACGCAAGAAAGGGGAGGGCAGATGCCCAACACGTTCCTCACTCCCGACGTCATCGCCCGCGAGGCGCTGATGATTCTGGAGAACAACCTCGTCTTCGGGAGTCTCGTGTACCGGGACTACACCGCCGAGTGGCAGGACGGGCTGAAGAAGGGCGACACGGTCACGATCCGCAAGCCGGCTTCGTTCGTGGCGCAGGAGTTCAGCATGGCCGTCACCGTGCAGAACGCGCAGGAAGGCTCGGTGCAGCTCCAGCTGGCGAAGCACTTCGACGTCACCTTCGAGGTGACCTCGAAGGACTGGACGCTGGAGCTTCAGGACTTCTCGTCCCAGCTGCTCTCGCCCGCGGTCGTCGCGCTGGCGCAGGCGGTCGACTCGTACGTCGCCGAGCAGTACGTCGGCTTCTCGACCTACGTCGGTACGGCCGGGGATCCGCCCGACACGCTCGACGACGTCGCGGCGATCGACGAGATCCTGAACACCCAGCAGGTTCCGGCTCAGGGCCGGAACGTCGTGGTGAACCCGCGCGGCAAGCGCGATCTCTTCCAGATCGCGCAGTTCTCCGACGCCGACAAGCGCGGCGACGGCGGCACCGCGCTGCGCGGCGCTTCGATGGGCTCCTTCATGGCCTTCGACTGGTTCATGGATCAGAACATCAAGAGCCACGCGAAGGGCACCGCCAACAGCGCGTACGTCACGAACGGCGCGCACGCTGCTGGCGTCACCGCGCTCGTGGTGTCGACCGGCACCGGCACGATGGTCGTGGGCGACATCCTGTCGATGCCGGCAGCGGACGGCTCGACCGTCACCGTCGCGGTGACCGCGGCCTACGCGGGTGGTGCGGGTACCGTCTCGATCACGGCGCTCCCCAAGGCGGTGAACACCGCCGCGTCGATCACCGTGCTCGCGAACCACGCCGCCAACCTCGCGTTCCACCGCAACGCGATCGCTCTCGCGATCGTGCCGCTCGCGATTCCGATGGGTGCTGCGCGCGCGCAGATCATGAACGAGCGCGGCATGGGTATCCGCTTCGTGGCCGGCTACTCGACCACGAACAAGGTCGACACGATCTCGCTCGACATCCTCGTCGGCGCGAAGACGATCGACCCGCGGCTCGGCTGCCGCGTCCTCGGCTAGACCGAGGCCGCCTAGGCAGCTACGCAGTAGGCGTCTAGGGGCCCGGCCGAGTGCCGGGCCCCGCTTCGCTCGCCGAGCGCGAGCAAGGGGAACCGCATGAGCGATGCGCTGAAGCTGGTCAAGGGCGAGGAGCACGTCACCGTGCTCAAGGGCTCCGACTCCGAGGCGTACTGGCGCGAGCAGGGCTACCTGCCCGAAGGCGAGTCGCCGGCCCCCGAGAATCAGCCGGCCACGGCCGGCGGCGACGGCATGGCGAAGCAGCCCGAGGGCGAGAAGCAGCCCGAGAAGCCGGGCACCGACGCTCCGTCCACCGGCACCGCAAAGCCCAAGGGCCGCTAGCGGGATGCGGGAGCGGGTCGCGGAGGGCTCCGATCCGCCGCCGCCCGCTTTCGCGGCCTCGCTGAACCGCGCTCAGCGTCGCGCGGCTCAGGCTCACGAGCGCAAGCGTCGCAAGCGCGCGCTGCACACCGCCGCAGCGATGGCGCTTCGAGCGCGCGGCGTAGAGCCCGACCGGGAGGCCCGGCTACGCGTGGTCGCCCGGATGCGCGAGATCGACGGCGAGGCAACGTGACGACCGGCGAGCCCAACGACGAAAGCGGCGAGGCGGCGCTGAAGCGCGACGTGATGCGTGCATGCGCCAGCGGCCGGCGGATCGAGGCGCACTTCCTCGTGGTGATCGCTGTCGACGAGAAGGTTGAGGCGGTCAGCCCCGGGCCCGAGGCCCGCTGCGCCGCCGAGTGGATCAGCGCGTCCGGCAAGATCGGGCGCTGGGAGCTAACCGGGGCCACCTTCGAGGCCCTTCTACGCATGATCGCGGAGGGCTAGGCATGGCGCTGATCGTCGAAGACGGCACCGCGAAGGCCGACGCCGAGAGCTATCTCGCGCTGGCGGACGCTACCGCGTACTACGCGAAGACCGATACTCGGGACGCTGCGCGGGATGCGCTGATCGCGACGTGGAGCGGCGCGACCGACCCGGAGCGTGAGGCGGCGCTACGCGAGGCCACCCGTCACCTCGACGGCTCGTACTTCTACGACTGGCGCGGCGTGAAGAGCACGGCGGAGCAGGCCCTCCAGTGGCCGCGCCTCGCCGTCGAGGACGCGAGCGGCTGGACGATCGCGGAGAACGTGATCCCGCAGGCCCTCAAGGATGCCTGCGCGGAGCTTGCGCTGCGCGCGCTCTCGGCTCAGCTGACGCCCGACGTCGCCGCGGGCGGCGGCTTCAAGGCGAAGTCGATCACGGTCGGGTCCATCTCGATCGACAAGACCTACGCCGAGCCCTTCCTGTCGCAGCCGCGCCTCGACCGCGTCGACTTCCTGCTGCGCCCGCTGCTGCTCTCCTCGGGCTCGGGCGTGGTCCCGCTGAGGCTCGGGTGACCGACACCACGCTCGCCGAAGCGCGAGCCGGCGTCGCCGAGGCGTTCACCGACCTCGCGAGCCTGCTGCGCTCGCTGACCTACGTCGTCACTGGGACGCCGACGCGCAACCCGACGACGGGCGACGTCACCGAGGTGACAACCTCGCTCGCGCTGCAAGCCTTCGTCACCACCTACCGGGCGCGCGAGATCGACGGCGAGCGCGTGCGGGTAGGCGACCTACAGGTAATCGTCGAGCGGGCGAAGGCCGACGCGGCAGCGGTCGCGGCGGGCGTCACGCTCGGGCCGAAGACCGACGACTGGATCGTGCTCGACGGTGCGCGCTGCGAGATCGTCAGCTGGTCCGAAGATCCGGCACGCGCCGCGCTCTTCATCCAAGCGCGCCGGCCGAGCTAGGAGGTCGCCGTGTCGGGCTTCGCTGACGCACGCCGCGCGATCGAGAACCTCTTCCTCGGGGCTACGCTGGGCGCGCCGGTCTACGTCGAGAACATGCGCCGGCCGACGAGCGCCGGCAACCCGCCCCCGGCGTGGATCGCTCTTACCGTGGGCGAGGAAGCGCACCCGAACCCGCGCACGAATCGCCTGTCGCTCGGGCCGACTCCGATCCGGCGCTACCTCGGTACGGTGGTGGCTCAGGTATTTACCGTGGTCGGCAAGGGCGGCGAGCCCTCGGACGACATCTGCGACGCGATCAGCGCGCTCGTGCAGGAGGTCGCGCTTGCGGCCGGTAGCTGGACGATCCGGCTCGGCTCTGCCGAGAAGCTCGTCGTGGGGCAGGCCGAGGCGTGGTGGCAGGTGAACGTCATGATCCCCTACGACCGCACGATGGTCGGCTAGCCGTGGGCCTCGCCATCGGTGACTTCGATCGGCGCGCTCGCGCCTTCGTCGCTCAGCTGGAGCGCGGCGCTGTCGCTCGCGCGCGTTTCCTCGCGGTCGAGACGCGGCACCGCATCCGGGCGACGTGCCCGGTCAAGACCGGCCGGCTGCGCGCTAGCTGGAACGCGACGGCCGGCGCTCCCTCAGGCAACGAGCCCGGCATCTCCGCCGTGTCAGGGCTTCAATTCGGGGAGACGGCGTGGGTCGCCTCCGGAGTCTTCTACGGGCCCTTTGTAGAGTTCGGGACGGTGCACATGTCGCCGCGCCTGTTCATTACGCTAGCTCTCAACACGATGGGCCTTCGCCCGCAATGGACCCGCCGCCGCTCGTCGTAGCGGAGCGGCCTAACAAGGAGAACAGATGCCGCCGACGATTACCGCCGACACCAATCTCGTTTCGCTTCGCGCGATCCGCGAGGCGACCTACGGCACCACGCCGTCGAACCCCGCGATGCAGCGGCTCCGCCTGCGCGGCGTCGACATGCGCCCGAACAAGCAGACCGAGGTCGACCCGTCGCTGCGCGCCGACCGCATGATCGACTCGCTCGTGCGCGTGCTCGTCGGCGCGACGTGCTCGATCCCCTTCTCGTTCGCCTACGGCGCGGACTTCGAGCTGTTCTTGGAGGGGCTCATGGGCGCGACGATCGTGTCGAAGAAGAGCGCCGGCACCTTCACGATCGACAAGACCGGCGCGCCGGTCGGCAAGGCGTACGTCAAGCGCGCCGCGGGCGACTTCACGACCGACTTCCCGACCGACTGCGTCGGCGCGTTCGCGCGGCTGCACGGCTTCGAGCCGGCGGCGAGCAACGCCGCCTTCAAGGTCGACGCGATCGCGGCCGGGCAGATCACGCTCGACGACCCGAACGCGCTGATCACCAACGATGCCGTGGGTGAGGGAAACGAGCAGGTCGACATCCGCTACGTCCGCAACGGGACCACGCGCTACGGCTTCTCGATCGAGGAAGCGGTGACGCACTCGGACGGCAGCGTCAGCTACGCGCTCGGCAAGGGCATGGTGGTCGCGGGCATGCGCTTCCGCGTGCAGGAAGCGACGATCATCGACGCCGAGTGGCGCTTTGAGGGCCTCGACGTGACGCCGAGCGGCGCGGCGATCGCTGGCGAGACGCTCGTGGCGACGCCGACCACGCAGCCGATGTCGGCCTCGGGTGAGGTGACGAACACCCGGCTGTCGGGCGTCGACACGTCGGTGCTCCAGAGCGCCGAGATCAACGTCGAGACGGGCGCGCGCCGGAAGACCGCGGTGGGCTCGCTCGTGCCGATCGACATCGGCCTCGGGCGCTTCAACCCCAGCGGTTCGATCCGGTCGCACTTCGATTCGTACCAGCAGATGCTCGCCTTCAAGAATCACACGGCGAACCGGATCGACCTGCTGCTGAAGGATCTCAGCGGGAACATCGTCGTGCTGACCATCCCGCAGTACCGCTACGGCGAGGGCGGCAAGCCGGTGCAGGGCGTCGATCAGGACATCTCCTTCGAGGGCAACTTCCAGGCCGAGCGCGATGCGACGCTGAGCGCGGCCGGCGCGATGATGCAGGTGTGCCTGCTGCCGGCAACGCCGCTCACCTAGTGTGAGGCCGCGGGCCGCGAGGCTGGGCCGCTCCAAAGGCGGCGCGGAAAGGCTCCACCGCAAACCAGCCTCGCGGTTGCGGCGTCGTACGCCGTCAGCTACCTCGGGCCGAAACGGGAGGCAGCGAATGGGTGACGAGGCCAAGGCCAAGGCCGAGGAGTGGCGCGACTTCGACTTCGGCGCTCTGCGCGTCGATCGCGACCTCTCGCGCGATGGCGTCTGGAAGCGGTACGGCGACACGAAGGTCTGGTTCCTCATCGCGCACATGCAGACGCCGGCCTACTACCGCGAGCTTGCGAAGGCGGCGACCGGGATCGACGCATCGCTGCCGGAAGACGAGCGCGAAGACCTCGCGACGATGCGCGCGACGGCGCGTGCGCTGCTCAAGGGCTGGCGCACGGACGGGCTCGGCGACGTCGTGCTCGTCGACGGCAAGGCCGTACCGTTCTCGCCCGAGGCGGCCGAGGGCCTCTTCAAGATGGCCTACCCGGCGTATCTGTTCGTGGCGTCGGTAGCGGCGAGCACGAGCCACTTCGCGGAGACGGAGGCGGCCGACACAAAAGGCTGTGCGGCTTCCTAGCCTGGGAGCTGGCGTACAGCGATAGCATCGCTGCCTTCCGCCAGCACGAGGCTAACACCGGGCGTCGACACCCGGTCCTGGCGAAGAGGCCGCGACTCAATTCTCTCACCTCGATCTACCTCCGCATTTACGAAGACCTCGCCCTCGTGCGGGCCGAGGCAGGTGGCATCCCGCTCACCGAGATCGAGGCGTGGACGCGCCTCAATGGCTGGCGCGAGCCCGAGATGATCGGCAGGCTAGTCCGCATCGTACGGGCGCTCGATCGCGTCGTGCTAGAGCACCGGGCGCGCATCGTGGGGTCGCCTCAGGGCAGCGTGCCCGAGCCGGAAGTGGTGCTGCACTAGCGCGGAGGGTGGTTTCATGTCGGCTCCCTTCGCGACCGTCTTCGAGATCGGCTTCCCCACCGCGCGTGCTCGGCGCGAGGCGGCCGAGATCGCGCGCCTGCTCCAGCAGATCCGCACCGCGGCTCAGAACACGGGCCGCGCTCTCGACGCAGCCTTCCGCTCCGCGGCCGGCCGGCGCAACGAGGGGGCCTTCGCCCGCATGACCGCCGACCTGCGGCAGTCGCAGGCGGCAGCGAACGCGCTCGTCGCGACGATGCGCGCCATGGAGGCAGCGACCCGTCGCGCGGCCGATGCTGAGCAGCGCCGGGCGCGCGCGCTCGCGGCCTCGCAGCGCGCCTCGACGCCGCGTATCCCAGGCGTCGTCGCGCCGGATTCTGCCGTTGAGGGGACGGCGGCCGGCGCGGCGGCGCTCGCGGCAAGCCGGCGCGGTACACCGGGCCTCCGCACCCCGTTGCTCGGCGTCGGGGCAGGGCAACTGCTCGCCGGCATCGGCCTCGCTGGCGCGGGCGTCGGCGTCAACGAGTCGATTGAGAGCTTCTCGCGCTTCGAGGACACCCTGAACAAGTCGGTGGGCCTCGCGGGCGTCGCTCGCGAGGAGATCGACGGCGTGCGCGCGGCGATCCGTGCGGTGTCGGCGGAAACGGGTCGTAGCGCGGAAGAGGTCGCCGAGGGCTTCTACTTCATCCGGTCGTCGGGTCAGGCGGGTCAGGCTGCGCTCGACATCATGACCTCGTCGGCGCGCGCTGCCGCGGCTGGCATGGGCGACGTGCGGACGATCGCCGACACGGTGACGTCCGCTCTCAACGCCTACGGCGTCGAGCACCTCTCGGCGGCCGAAGCAACCGATGCGCTCGTGGCCGGCATCCGCGAGGGCAAGGCGGAGCCGGCTGAGTTCGCCGCGTCGATCGGCGGTGCCATCTCCGTCGCGTCACAGATGGGCGTTTCGTTCCAAGAGGTTGTCGGCACGATTGCTGCGCTGTCGCGCACCGGCACGAACGCCTCCGAGGGCGTGACGCAGCTGACCGCGGTGATGTCAGACCTGCTCAACCCGGCCGAGTCGGCCGAGAAGATGGCCGCGCGGCTCGGGACGTCGTTCGCCGAGCTTCGCCGGCTAGTCGACGAAGAGGGCCTGCTTGTGGGCCTTCAGAAGATCGTCGACGTGACCGGCAACGACTCGGCCGCGATCGCCGAGTTGATCCCGAACATCCGGGCCCTACGCGGCGTGCTCGCTCTCCTCGGGGAGCAGGGCGAGATCACGCGGCAGGTCTTCGAGAAGGTCGAGCAGTCGGCCGGCTCGCTCAACACGGCGACGGAAGCGGTCGCCGAGGGCACGCGCCTCGCGCTCGATCGCGCCAAGAACGAGGCGGCCGAAGCCGGCCTGCGGATCGGTGAGATCGCCGCGCCCGCGAAGATCGCGGCGCTCGAAGCTCTCACCAAGGTGCTCAACGTCGTCGCCGATGCGCTGGAGGCGCTCCCGAAGCCGGCCTCGGCCGCGATCGTCGGCGTGGGCGGCGTCGCCGTTCAAGCAAGCCTCATCGGCGCAAACCTCGCGCCCGTTGCGATCGCCCTCGCGCTCTTCAAGAACGCCCGCGCCCCGATCGCTGCGGCGTCGACCGCGCTGCACGGGCTCGGCGCTGCCGCACTCGTCGCGAAGGGTGGGCTCGTCGGTATCGGCCTCGCGGTGTTCATCGCCGGCTTCATGAGGCTCGCGGGCGCGATCCGCGACGCCCGCAACGAGGCGAACGGGCTCGGCTCGCTCCGCGACAAGGCGGCGCTCGCCGAGAAGCGCACGCGGTTGACGACGATCGACATGGAGCTTGCGAAGCTCGGCGTCGATCCCGCGCGTGGCCCGGCCGAGGGCGCGACGCTCACCGTGGGCCCGGCGGCTGCGCGCGCGCAGGCGCGGGCGTCGTCGGAAGAGCACGCTCGGGTGAATCAGCTGCTCTCCGAGCGCATCCGGCTGCTTCAGGAGATCCGCGCGATCGAGGGCTCGCCGCCGCCCGTCAAGCTGCCGCTGGCCGTCACGACGGACGGCGAAGACGACCCGCGCAAGCGGACGGTCGTCACCGCGTTCACCGAGGAAGAGATCGCGGCCTCGCAGAAGGTGCTCGATCGCCTCACGCAGATGCGGATCGACGCCGAGCGCGACCTCTCGACCGTCGCGCTCAGCGAGGCGCAGCGCCGCGCTTCCGAGATCACCTTCGCGTACCTCGACGCGCTCGCCGAAGCGCAGAAGATCCCGGTCCCCGACGTGCGCTCTCAGGCCGAGCAGCAGGCGGCGCTCGCCTTCACGACGGCGATGCGCGCGAACCAGCTGGAGCAGGAGCGCGACCTTCTCGTCGTGCGCGACGACTTGGCGCAGGCGCTTCTCGCCGAGAACCAGGCGCTCGTGAAGTCGCGCGAGACGGTGGGCGACTACGTCGCCGGCCTCACGCAGATCAAGGAGCTTCGCCGGCAGATCGTCGAGCTTCAGCAAGCCGGCCTCGTGAACGACGCCGAAGCGGTGGCACTCTTCGAGGCGAACGCGCGTCAGATCCTCGGCATCCAAAGCGACGTCGAGGTGGCGCTCGGGCGCATCCGTGACCTCGGCGGCGAGGTGTCGCAGTCGCTCCTCGACGGGTTGACGCGGGCGCTCGTCGAGCCGCAGAACGCGGCCGAGACGCTACGCGCCATGATCAGCGACATCGGGATGCAGCTGGCGACCGGCATCGTGAAGGAAGGGATCGTGCGGCCCGGCCTGAGCGGTGCGCTCGACGTCGTGAGCAGCATCCCGGGCCTGCCCGGGCCGGTCGCCGCCTTCCTCGAAGGCGCGGGCGCGCGCGTGAGCGGGATCACGCCGGGCGAGCAGGCCATCGTCGAGGCGATCCACGACCTCGGGAACCGGCTCGTGACCGGCGCTGGCGAGGGCGTCGTCTCGGGGCTCTTCGGTAGTGGCGCGTCGGGCGAGGCAGGCGGCGGTAGCGAGAGCGTCGTCAACGCGCTCGTGGCGGGCTCCGAGGCTCAGATCGAGTCGGTGAAGTGGCTCTCCGATGTGTGGGGCAGCGTGAAGGATCTCGGCGGCGTCTTCCGTGCCGAGCTTGGCGGCTTCGGCGAGCTACTCGGGACTGGCCTCAACTGGATCGTGCAGGGCCTCCAGTCGGTCGTCTCGGCGATCATTACCGCGGCGACGGCCGACTCGACGGCGGGGCTGCTCGGCTTCGCTGGCGGCGGCCTGATCCGTTCGCCGACGGTGGCGAAGTTCGCCGAGCCGGGGACGGGCGGTGAGATCGCGCTCCCGCTCTCGTCGCCCGAGACGTCGCGCGCGCTCAGGACGGCGATCGAGTCGTCGGGCATCAGCATGGGCGGCGACGCTCCCGTGTTGAACGTGCAGATCGTGAACGCGGGCGAGCCGCTCGAAGAGCAGGGCCGCAGCGTGAAGCGGTCGGGCCGGCGCACGGACATGACGATCTTCGTCGGGCAGGCGTCCGCCGAGGACACGAACCGCGCGGGCCCGGGCTTCCGTGCGCTTCAGGAGCAGACCGGGCTCCGGCGCAAGGTGAGGAGCGTCTAGCGTGGCCGCCTCGTGGTCTGCCGCCGGCCTCCCGGGCTTCTTCTCGACCGAACGCTACTCGCGCTCGCTCCCCGACAACGCGGTGCGGACGCAGACCATCTCGGGCCGCATCCGGGCGCGCCGCAAGAGCATGAAGTCGACGGAACAGTGGGACGTCGCGTGGGTCATGCCGCAGGCTACGATCAGCGCCTTCGTGACGTTCTATCGTACGACGCTCGTCGAGGGGACGCAGCCCTTCCAAGACATCAAACACCCACAGACGGGAGCGAACACGGTCTGGCAATTCATCACGGACCCGGTCATCACGCCGTGGCAAGGCGGCGGCGTCGACTACCTCGTGTCCGCTCGCATCGCCTCCCTACCGGACGCTCCCACCTAACATGCCGCGCAACATCTCGGACACCCTCAAGGATGCGCTACTCTCGCAGATGTCCGACGAGGGCATTCTCCCGTTCCTGACGATCGCGTGGAATGACGGCGTCTACTCGGGGACGATCCGGCTCGTGCTGCACGACGCCGACATCGTCTCGGGTGGCAACGTCTACGTCGCTTCGAGCTTCGACCTCGTGCTTCCAGACGAGGACGAAACCGAAGTGCCGAAGATGCAGATCATGATCGCTGACATCGACGAGTCGATCCGCGAGCAGCTTCAGAAGCTCTCGAAGCCGGCGACGGTGACGCTTCGCCTCGCGCTCTTCTCGAATCCCGACGCAAACGAGTTGACCATCTCGGGCAAGCTGCGCGTTGCCGACATCGAAGAGCCGACGTGCGTCGGCGAGATCCATCTGCACGAGGACATCTCGACGTCGCCGTACCCGGCCTACCGCTTCTCGCGCGCCTTCGGCTTCATGTCGCTTCGCTAGGAGGAACCGATGAAGACGCCTCACGTCCTACTCTTCGCGCTCCTCGCCGCAGCCTTGCTCTCGCCGTCGTTCGGCTGCGGCGCACTCTACGACCGTCTCGTGCTCGTGGCCGACCCGACGCCGATCCCGTCGCGGCTCTCAGACGATGATGTCGGCCTACTCGACACCGTGACCGAGAACGGCACGCCGACCGCGCTACTCCCGGGCGACTGCATCTCGCTCAAGATGCTCGCGCCTACCGGCCTCGCGAAGCAGTACCAGCGCGGCGACCGGAGCTTCGGGAAGACCTCGGGGCTGCGGCTCTGCTGGCGCGACTACCCGGGCCTGTGCTCGCCTCCGCTGCGGCTCGCAGACGGCGGCTTCTGCCCCGGCCGGCGCATCTCGCTTGCGCCCGGGCCGGCCCCGGCCCCCGAGGCGTGAGCACGCCGGAGTGGGCGCGCCCGTACCTCGGGGTGCCCTACGCCGAGGCTAACTGCTGGGAGATCACCCGGCGGGTTCTGTGGAATCGCGCCGCGATCCGCGTCCCCGACTTCTCGGGCGAGTACGACCGCGACGCTGACGAGGCGGGCTGGGCCGATCACGTACGCGACGAGGTCGAGTCGCTCGTCGAGCGCGAGCTTGCGGGCGACGACTGGCGCGCCGTCGTGGGCGCGGTGCGCCCCTTCGACGTCGCCCTCTATCGGGCGATCGTGCGCGACGGATCAGGTACGCTCGTCGTGAGGCGGCACGCTCACATCGGCGTCGTGATCGCGCCCGGCCTTGGCATCTCGACGAGCCGCGCCACGGGCTCGTACCTCTACCGGCTCGGGATGCGTCAGTGGGCGGCTCAACTCGAAGGGTACTGGCGGCATGTCGGCCCCTCCTAGCTCGGCGCTCGTCGATCACCGCAAGGCGAGCTTGCTCGCTGCTGGCTGCGCGTCGATCATCGGCGTGCCGAACCCCTTCGAGCGCCGCAAGCGCGTCCTCCGCGACGTGCCGGCCGGCGCATCGCTCGAAGACGCGCTCGCGCTCGCCGGCATGACGCTACCCTACGAGGGCTGCGGCCTGATCTGCATCCTGAACGGCCGCGCGGTGAACCCGTCGCTCTGGTCGAGCACGACCGTGAAGGCGGGCGATCGCATCCGGGCCTTCAACATCCCCGACGAGCCGGCGTCGATCTTCCTGTTCTTCGTCGGGCTGATCGAGGTGATTACTGGCGTAGCCGTCGGTACAACCTTCGCGGGCGCGGTGGCCTCGATCGGCCTCGGCGGCGCGCTCGCCGTGTGGGGTACCGCGGCGATCCTCACCGTCGCGACCTACGTCGGCGGCTCGTATCTGCTAAACCTCGCGATCAACGCGATCGTAGGCTCGCCCGACCAGGGCAACGCGGTTCAGCAGAGCACCCGTTCTCCAACGGCGCTCCGCGTCGGGAACCGCGTGCAGCAGGACGCCCCCGTGTGGGTCGTCTTCGGGACCGCGCGCTTCAACCTCCCGCACGCGGCGATTCCGCTCGCGACGCACGAGTCGCAGAAGCCGAGCCAGCGCATGTTGCTCTACGGCTGCTCTGGCAACGGCGTGATCGAAGACCTCCGCATGGGGAACACCCCGATCGACCGGATGCGCCCGGTGATTGCCTACGTCACGAATCAGCAGACGGTCAACTTCCCGACGATCGAACAAGTGAGGCCCGGCTACCTGATCGAAGACAACTGGAAGCCGACGCCCTCCGACTGGTTCGGCTTCGCGCTCGAAACGGAGTGCGACGAGATCGTGCTCGATCTGGAGTTGCCGAAGGGCCTTCAGCGCCAGTTCACCGACTCGGGCTCGCCTCGGCAGCGCGGTCACGCGCTGAACCTCAGGATCGAGTTCAAGAAGATCGCGGACCTGACGTGGCTCGGCTTCGTCGACGCCGCGACCTTCACGAGTGGTCACGGCGTGGCGATGACCCGCGTCGACGGCTCCGTGGTGCGGATTGCCACCGAGGTAATCTCCGACGGGCTCATGAAGAAGAAGCGCGAGCGGAAGCAGCTGGACACCGACGAGCGCAAGGGGACTACCGAGCAGACCTTCCTGAAGGCGCGCCGCAAGGTACCGAGCCGCGGCGTCTACGAGGTTCGGATGCGCGCCGAGCTTGCGGCGGGCATCGAAGAGAAGTCGTATACGAAGGATCGGCGCGCTGCCGAAGACGAGCCCGACGCCGAGGGGCTCGGCTCGACGACGGCGCTTCTCACCGACGTGCGCTGGGATTCGCTGATCGGCGTGCGCGACGAGCCGGCCATCAAGGACTACCTGCCGGGCTTTACCGGGGTCGACTTGGAGATCACGGGCGAGTCGCTGAATAGCGACCAGGGCGACCGCATCAACGCCCTCGTGAGCCCGTATCGGCCGATCCTCGTCGGCGGTACGCGCGGCGCGGCTCAGAAGACGTCGAACAACTCGGCCTGCGCGCTCGACGTACTGACCGGGGTGCTAGCTGGCGTCGACGCGACGGCCGACGCCGAGATCGACTTCGACTCGTTTCAGGACTTCTACGACTACTGCGCCGAGCAAGTGCCGGCGCTCGACGGGACGCTGGAGGCCCGGCACGAGTGCGACGGCGTCATGGACATCGACCAGAAGTCGATTTGGGACGTCGCGAACGACGTGATCGCGAGCGCGCGCGGCAAGCTCGACAAGGTCGACGGCAAGTGGCGCGTCATCATCGACCGCAAGCAGCTGGCCCCGGCGCACGTCCTCTCCGACGCCGACGTGATCGGCTTCCGCACGAAGATCCAGTGGACGAACGTCCCCGACGCGCTGCGCTGCGAGTTTTTCAACAAGGAGAAGGACGGCCAGCGCGACGAGCGCATGGTCTACAACGACGGCTTCGCGCGGCTCACCGCGAGCGAGACCGGCGTCGCTGTGAGCATCTCGCGCTCAGGGAACATCGCGACGATTACCCGCTCCTCGGGGACGTGGCAGAGCTTCCCGAACGAGGGCTGGTTCAAGGTAACGCTGCCGGCGCTCTTCGCCGGCACGAAAATGTTCGTGATCGTCGACAACCCGTTCGGCGCGGCGATCCAGGTGGTCGACGTCGACAACGTGCTCACGTCCGGGCACGCCTCGACAGGCGACTTCGCGACGACGCGCGCGGAGCGTATCGAGCTTCGGCGCTTCCCGCTCACGCAGCGGCCGAGCGAGATTTGGCGGAACGGTCGGCATCTGCTCGCGCAGAAGGCACGGCGCGCGATCCACGAGATCGAGGTCGATTGGGACTGGATGATGGTCACGCGCGGCGACATGATCGAGGTGTCGACCGACGTGCTCAAGATCGGCAAGGGCCGCGGGCGCGCCCTCGCGATCCAGGGTACCGCCGCTGCGATCACCGCGATTCGCCTCGACGACGTCTACGACCTGACGGGCGCGGTGACGCCCGGCTGCCGCATCCGTACCCGGAGCCCCTCCGGCCTCACGGTGACGCAGAAGCAAATCGATATCGCGGCCACGAACACGCTCCGGTCTTCGACCAGCGATGACAGTTGGATCGCCTTCACCTCCGCGCTGAACGGGACCGCGATCAACCTCAAGCTCGGCAGCGCGGAGGGTGCGCTCGTGACGTGGGGCGAGGTCGGCGCGATCACGCGCGAGGTGGTCGTGAACCGGATTCGGAAGGGGAACGACCTCACCGCCGTGCTCGTCTGCCACGATCACGCGCCGGAGCTTTTCGACGACGTCGACGTGAAGCCCATTCCGATCTTCTACTCGGCCGTCGGGAGCGACGAGGGCATGGTCGAGCAGATGGCTCCGCCGATGCCTCAGCTGCCGTGGACCGACGAAACCTTCGGGAGCGCGCTCTGTCAGATCAACGCGGGCGCGCCCGGGACGTTCAACGCGCAGGGCTTCACGCGCCAGGACGGCGGATCGTTCATCGAAGAGGGAATCGCGGCCGGCATGTTCGCGACGGTCCAGGGTTTCACGAGCGCCGGCAACAACCCGGCGCACGGCGCGATCCAGAGCGTGACCGACGACGTCGTCGTGATCCTCCCGAACGCCTCTGGCTCCGCTGAAGTCGGGGACGGGAACGAGCGGATCATCGCGGGCCGGCGCACGGGGCTCGCGACGATCGGTGTCGACGCGGCCGGGACCGGCCTCAACGCGGTCGCGGTCGCACCTCAGGGCGGCGGCGTCGTTTACCTCGACGGGCCGGTCGGTAAGGCGATCTTCGCGAGGTTCCGCGCGGCCGGCTTCGTCTCGTGCGGTCCCGGCTTCCTGAAGGCGAACAGCGGCGTGTTCCCGATTACCGCCCTCCGCAACGGTGGCGACGGCATCACGATCACGAACGCGAATGCAGTGACCGAGTCGGGCTCAGGCGTGCAGTTTGTCGAGCAGACGCAATTCTACGCGACGTCGGGCGGCAACTTCTCGGCGCGCTTCGTGAAGGGCGACCGCGTGCGCGGCCTCGGCTTCGTCGAGCCGGCGCACGCCGACGCTCACTTCTCGATCCGCGAGTTGAGCACGAACGCCTGCTTCGTCGACGACCCGGGCCTCTTGCTCCGAACCGAGGCTCCCGCATCGGGGCGTCACCTACGCGCGGTGCAGGCGCGCGTGAGCTACCGCGTGCTGCGCGGCGAAGACGGGAGCTACGAGCAGTATGCCGTGCTCCGGCCGTCGCCTGGCAAGGGGCTCGGCTCGCGCACCGACGAGTACGAGTGCCAGTGGCGGCCCGTCTCGGAGGTCACCGGCCTCCCGGTTCACGAGGAGTGGAATACGGTTACGCGGGTGAGTGCCGAGGCGGGCGATATCCTGATCGGCCCGCTCGACGTCGACGAGGACTTCGAGGTGCGCGTGCGCGCCTACAACCGGAAGAACGGCACCGTGTCGCCGTGGAACGGCATGGGCGGATCGGGCTTGCGCGGCCGGCCGAGCGCGCCGCAGAACCTCAAGATCACGCCCGATTCGCAGGCGACCGTCGAAGGCTCCGTCGTCGTGCTCCGCGTCTCGTGGGAGCCGGTCGAGCTCCAGCTGATCACGCCGACCCTCGTGCGCTACGCCATCGAAGGACAGGAGCCGGTCGACCTACTCTTACCGGCAGGGCAGAAGTCGCTCTCGATCTACCCTGCGCCGTTCGGCCGCTGGAGCGTCGAGGTGCGTCAGACCGGCGAGAGCGGCGTGGCTGGCGCATCGGCCGAGGCCCTCTTCGACTTCGAGCCGGACGTGGGCTTTCACCTCGCCCGCGTGCTCGACGTGGCGATCCTCGACGACGAGGGGCTCGCCTCGCAGTCGTGGACGAGCGCCGACCTGCGCGTGCGGTTCCGTGAACCGTCGCTCACCTATCAGACCGGCATCGGCGAAGCGCCGGGCGGGCTTCAGGGCGCGGACGGCGAGCTTGACCCGATGGTGCGCGGCTTCGTGATCGAAGCCTTCGACCCCGACACCGGCACGCTGCTGCGCGCGTGGCCCGAGCAGCGCGCGCGCGACTTCCTCTACTCCACCGACATGATGTTTGTCGATCAGCAGAAGGTGTTCAGCCGCGGCCTCTACCCGAAGGTCGGGCTTCGCATCTGGATGATGTCGCGCACGGGCCTGCGCTCGGGCCTCGTCACCTTCATCGCGGTGCACGAGAGTGAGCCGGGCATCCCGCGCGGCAACATGCAAGACCACGTCGGCGGCGACCCCTTCGAGGCTCAGATCGCGAACCTCACGGTGTTCGATGGCAACGGGACCGACGTCGATACCTGGGTCACGGTCGTGTCGAAGTCGGTCGTGGTCGTAGGTCAGCCGGGTGGCCTGCCGAGCCTTGTTGGTTACGGCGGCATTTTCTCGGCGCTCATCGAAGAGGGTGGCGACAAGGTCGACCCGGTGAGCTTCTACTTCACGGCTCAGCCGCTCAAGCTCGAATACCGCATCGTAGTCAACCCGGGCGTGGGCGAGATCGAAGTCGTACGCCCCGGCACCGTCGACCTCTCGGCGAACGGCTACATCGTCGGCGGTCACGGTGGGAACCTCGACCTCCGCTACGCCGGCACCTACACCTACGCGCTCCAGCTGCGCTGGACGCGCGACGGCTACCGCGAGGGTCTCGCGCGCGCGGGGGGCCTCGTCTCGGGGAACCGTCAGGTGCTCGGGAGCGGCACGCGCTGGAGCAACTTCATCCGGCCCGGCGACGAGATCCAGTCCAACTCGATGCACGCCACCAACTACTACCCGATCCTTCAGGTCGTGTCGGACACCGAGATCCTTCTCGAAGGCAACCCCGACACGGGAGAGCCGGCCTTCATGCCGTACAAGACGCGCTCCGGTACTGACCCGGCTCAGGTTCAAGAGCCGAACCTACGGCTGCTCATCAAGAAGGCGACCATCACCGTGAAGGAAGACGTGCTTGCGGGGACGTAGCTCGTGAGGCGGCGCTGGCTCCGCGTGCGTAGCGATGGCGCGACCGAAGTCGTGCTCGACGGCCGCGCACCGACGGGCGAGGGCTGGGCCCTCGTGCCCGAGGATCTCACCGCCGTCGTCGGCGCTCACCCCGAACGCTACGCGCCGACGCCCGATCGCCGCTCCGTCTGCGCGCGCGCCGCGGTGCGCCTCTCGCTCTCGACCGATCGCATCCGGGCGGACGGTGAGGATACCGCGGAGTTCATGCTGATCGCCGACGGCCCCGAGGCGGAGGCGCTGACCGATATCGAGGTTCGCGTGAACGGTGAGCCGGTCGTGGTGCAGCTAAACGAGATCATCCCGATCGCGACGACCAAGCCCGGCCTGTTCCGGGTGACGCTCGTCGACCCGCGCTGCTTCTCGCCGGATTCGCACGAGCGCGCGCTACGCGCTATCGAGCCTGAGCGATTCCAGGGGGAAGTCGACCGTGTCCGCGCCCGTCGACCGATTCCGACCCGCTGACGACTTCGGCTTCGAGGGCGTCCCGTCGCCTCGCTTGATGGCTCAAGCGGTCTGCGCGATGCGTCGCTCTTTCGAGGAGCGGTCGGCCTCGGCTTCCCGGCTCATGGAGGAAGTCGAGGGCGCGGTGCGTGAGGTGGCCGCGGAGCTTCGCGCCCTCCGCGCGAAGGCGCGCGAGGCCGACGAGCGGCACGAGGCGCTTCTCCGTCAGGCGAATGACAACACGCGCCTCGTCTGCGATGCCGTCGCCCGCTTCGAGAGCGCGGTTGATCGCCTCGTGACGGCGCTCTCGTGAGTACCGCCGCCGCGCGTGCACGCGCGAATCAGCGCGCCGAGCTTGCGATCACCCTCCTCGACCCGTCGCTCGCGGACGGCGGGACACGGCAGGAAGCGGCGCGCCGGCTCTTCTCGTCGCTCGCGTGGCTAGAGCGACTCGCGGTCGAGACGGCGCTACGCGGAGAGGGGATCGCGGGGCAACTCGAAGACGAGTTGTTCCACCAGACCCTCTTCGCGGAGGCGGCTCGGCGGCTCGGCGGGCTCGCGCCCGAGACGCCGGAGCTTGCCGATCTCGTCGGTTTTCTGCTCGACCTCAGCGGGGCCGAGTCGCTCGCGGTGCTGAATCTCGTCTCCGAGGGCTGGCTCGACACCGTGTTCCGGCACCTCATGGCGGGCGGCTTCTGCACCGAAATGCTGCGGAGCGTCGAAGCCGACGAGGCGCGGCATACCGAGGCCGCCTACGGCGTTACGGCCGAGGCGTACAACGGCCGGCCGACCTCGGATTCGGTGCTGCGCGATCTGGAGGCCCTGATCTTCCGCTTCGCCGGCACGCCGGAGTGGCTCGCGCCGCTCGCCTTCCTGATCGGGCCCGCGGCGGCGGCGCGTATGGGGATCGACGCCGCACGGCGTCACGAACAGGCGTGCCGTCACCTCGGCGTCGAGCCGGACGTCCGCGACCTGATCGTCGCCGCGCGCGGCGCGCTCCTCTCGCGGCCGGCCGATCCGATCGAGATGAACGCGCACGAGCAGTCGAAGATGACGGTCGCGAACGGTGTCGAGGCGCGGATCGCGGAGTCGCGCTGGGTGCTCGCTCCGGCGCTCGACACGCGGCGCAACGAGGCGCTCGTGGTTCAGGCGTGCTCGGCGGCGCTCGATCATTTCCCGCGGCTGAACCGCACGATCCGCGCGAGTCGGCTCTTCCGGCCGGCCGACCCGTGGATCGGCGCTCGGCGCGTTCACTCGCGCGAGACGCGCGGCCTCATGACAGTCTACACGCGCTCACCTCACCGCCGCTCGCCGCTCGCGGTCGAGCGCGAGCTATCGCGGCGCGCGGCGCGCGCGCGCGCGAGCGAGCAGGAGCCGATCCGCGTCGCGCGCGATCTCGAAGCGATGTTCCCCGCGCCGACCGCTGCGGTCGTCGTGTCTAACTGCGAGCCCTACGGGCTCCGTAAGCCCGAGGCGTGGCTCGTGCCCTTCGAGGGCGTGTCGGCGTCGGTCGCGATGGGACGCCGCGAAGGCGGGCGCGTCCACCTTCACGTCACCTGCGATCACCGATCCTGGGACGCCGACGAAATGGGGGCCTTCGTCGCTGCTGTCGAGGGCTTCATGGAGGCGGCCAGCTGATGCAATTCATGGGCTTCAACTGCGTCGTCGTGAACGGATCGAATCTGGTTCGCGCCGTCTGGAAGATCAACGTCGGCACGGTGACGGGCACCTTCGTCGCGGGCGAGTCGCTAAAGTGGCCCGGCGCGGGCGGCGCGAACAACGGCGTCTTCCTCTTCACGACGGGCTCGGGCGGTCAGCTATACCTCTACATGACCGTCGACACGCCCGAGCCTGCGATCGGTGACACGATCTACGGCGTTACCTCTACGGCGACGGCGGTGATCGCCTCCATGCCGGCGATCTCGTTTCCCGACTTCTGCGGGAACCCGCCGCGCTTCGCCGACTCGCCTGAGCAGGGCACGATCGCGACCAACGATATCTTCTTCATCTCGGGTCAGCCGCCGATGCTCGTCGGCGCGACGATCGACATCAAGCGCGCGAGCTTCCGGCTCTCTTCGGTGTGGGGTGGCTCGACGTTCAATGAGACGACGGTCGGGCTCTATCCTCAGGGCCGCATCGCGATCGTTGCACGCGACCGCGAGCCTACCTACGGCTTCCCGTTGCTCGGCCCGTCCGACAAGTTCTCAGGCGAGGTCTACTCGGAGGCGATCCGGCGCATCGCCGCGCAGCTGGCCGCGGGCGGCGGCGCGGGCGCGCCGACCTCGTGGTCGGCGCTCGCGCTTACCTCGCCGTGGGTTCAGCGCACCGGGGCCGCCATCCCGGCGCGCAGCTACTACCCGGCAAGCGACGTCGTGAGGTTGAAGGGCGTCATCGAAACCAACTCCGTCACGATCGCGAAGGGTGCCTCGATCCTCTCGGGCGCGAACGTGCTCCCGTCCGGCTCGCGGCCGGCCGAGAACCTCGAAGTAGAGGTCGGCGGCGGCGAGGTGATCCTCGTGAAAACGGACGGCTCGATCACCTACGAGGGACCCGGCGGCCTGCCGGTGGTGAACCTCAACACGGTGAGCTTCCGGGCCGACGGGACGTAGGTATCGGCGCGCTACCCGCGGCCGAAGTGGCCCGGCTCGACCGGATCGCCCGCTGGGCTGGCGGGCGGGTCTTCGCCAAGGTCTCCCCGGCGGCCTCCATTCACCTCGCACTCGCTCAGGAAGACCTCGTTGGAGCGGCGTGGGTGGCCCTGCTGGAGCTTTGCGAGCGCGTCCCCTCCCCTCCTAGCCAGCTAGCCGCGATCCGGGCTCACGGAGCCGCCCTCGACGCCGTCCGGGTGGCGAACCCGGACGGGACGCGGGTCGAGAAGATCCCGGCTGAGCGCCGGCATCCGACCGTCTCGCTCGACGCGGCCTGGGAGGATGCCCCGGAGTGGGTGCCCCCGGCGCTCCGGGTCGGCCCGCTCGACCCCGAGCGGCTCGAAGAGCTACGCCGGCTCCGCGCCGCGCTCGACCGGCTCACCGAGCGCGATCGCGACATCCTCGTGCGCCGCTTCGCCTTCGATGAAGATGTGGCCGAGATCGCTACACGGTATAACAGGAGCGGCCCGGCCATCTCGTGCGCGGTCAAGAAGGCGCTCGGCCGACTCCGCGCTGCGATGTCGAGGGGGGTTCGATGAAGCGTTTCACTAGCATGGCGGCGGCGGCCTGCGCGCTCTACGCCGCGCTCTTCGCCTTCTCGCTGCTCGCGCCCGAGACGTTCGCGCAGGCGAAAAAGCGTCTGACCACGGACGGGGCTGCGATCTACGACGCCGCGAGCGGTGGCCTCGACGTCGACGTAGACGTGTCGGCCGCGGATGGCATCGAACAGCGCGTCGAGCCGGATGGCGACCTGCGCGTGATTGGACAAGTCGAGATCGGCGGCAACGGCACGAACGAGGGCTGCCTCTCCCGCGACACCTCGACCACGCCCGACAAGGTCTTCGTCGACTACAACTGCGACAAGGCCAAGAACCTAGTCGGCGGCACCGATTGCTACCTCGGCGAGTGCGGCGGCGGCAGCGGGACGCCGGGCGGCTCCTCGGGGCAGGTTCAGATCAACGTCGCGGGCGCGTTCGCGGGCGACGCGGGCCTCACCTACGACACCGCGACCGACACCCTCACGGTCGGCTCTCCCGGCGGTAACGGCGCGCTCATCGTCCGCTGCACGAGCGGCAACTGCGCGACGCTCTTCGACGATAACTCTGCCGCGCCCTCTGCGACCGGCGACGGCGTGACGATGTTCTCGCTCGCCGACCGCCCGATGTACCGGCGGCAGAGCGACACGCGCGTGCGGCCGTTCATCGCGGCGAACACGCCGATCGACACGAACGCCTCCGGCGCGGTCGACACGATGATCCTCGAAGGCGACTACGACGGCTCCGGCGCGGTCGACACGAACGACATCGAAGCCGCGCTCGACGCGCTCTGCGGCGGCGACCGCTTCGCGTGCAACTCCTCGATTACCGAGCGAAAGCACCTCCACGTCACCGGCTCGCGCTACCCGTACCCCTCGGGCCTCGCCGGCAACCCGGCCGCGAACCGCTTCGCCCACATCCACCTGCCGAGCTACACGACGCTCTCCTGCGACCCCGGCGTCGTGCTCGTCGGCGTGGGTCACGCGGTGCAGGGCAACTGGTTCATCGTCAGCAACACGAACCACTCGGCGGGGAACGACGACGTCGAGGTGCGCGGCTGCACCCTCGACGGCGGCCTCGCGAGCACCGTGCGCGAGGCGGTGACGACGTCGGCCGGCACGACGACGACGCTTGTCGACTCGGCCGGCGGCTGGGTCGACGACCAGCACAACGGGCTCGTGATCTTCCTGCGCCCCGGTACCGCGACCGAGGAGCGGCAGCTAGTCGACGACACGGTCGACTCGACGGACACGCTGACGGTGAACGCTTTGACGCCGTGGAA